CTCCAGATGAAACAAATACTCCTTTGAAAGAGGATAAAGAAGAATTAGAGGAAGAGGAGGTTAGGGGTAAAGGAGAAGAGGACTATAGTGAGGTTGATCATTTAGTGGCAGAGAAGAAAGAAAAATTAAAAGAAGAGGCACCTCCAGGGAGAGAATCGCAAGTAAAAGCCTTGAAGAAAGAACTGCCAAAAACGTATATTGACAAAAAAAGCGATGAAAGAAAAGAATCAAATCCATGGGCAGTATCATGGAGTTCATACCAAAAAAGTAAGAAAGAGTAAAAATAAAGAAGCAGTCAAAAATATCAGGAAAGGTAATAAGTTAATTTCTGAAACTATTTAGTATATGCCTCAGTCTGGATATATTCTAACCAAACAAGAAATAATTAAAGAAATTCAACGTTGTGGTAGCAATTTTGCCTATTTCTGTAACACTTTCTGCCGCATTCATCATCCAATGAGAGGGTTAATACCCTTTCAAATGTATAAATATCAAGAAATATTAGCAAAAGATTTTAATAATTTTCGTTTTAATATTATTTTAAAAGCAAGACAGTTAGGAATTACTACTCTTGTGGCCGCTTATGTTGCATGGTTTGTATTATTTCATAGAGGTAAAGCAGTTTTAATACTTGCTACTAAATTGGAAAAGTCAGCAGACGTAGTAAAAAAATGTAAAACAATTTATAAGTATCTACCTGATTTTTTAAAAATATCAAAAGAGACAACAGACAATAAAACATCATTGGAATTAGACAACGGTTCGTATGTAAAAGCAGAAGCAAATACAACGGATGCTGGGCGTATGGCATCTCTTTCTTTGTTGATTGTTGACGAAGCTGCTCACGTCAATGGACTAGATAATTTGTGGGCTGCTATATATCCCACACTGTCGACAGGTGGTAACTGTATTTTATTGTCTACTCCTTGTGGTGTTGGAAACTTCTATCATAAGACATATATCGACGCTGAAATAGGAGTAAATGATTTTCATTCTACAAAACTGTTATGGGATGTGCATCCTGAAAGAGACTTAGCTTGGTTTGAGAAAGAAACCAAAAATATGTCAGAACGTGACATTGCACAAGAACTGTTGTGTAATTTTAATATGTCTGGCGAAACTGTTTTTGCGCCAGAAGACATAGAAAAAATAAGAAATGAAGTAAAAGATCCAATTTATAAAGTAGGATTTGATAGAAACTATTATATTTGGCAACAACATCAAGCAGGACATATATATTTGATATCGGCTGATGTTGCTAGAGGAGATGGAAAAGATTACAGTGTTTTTCATGTTATCGATTTAAACACTATGGAAGTTATAGCAGAATACCAAGGAAAAATACCTCCTGATATGTTTTCTAGTGTTTTAATGTCGGCAGGAAAAGAATATGGAAACTGTTTGATTGTTGTTGAGAATAATTCAGTAGGTTTTGCAGTATTGGAAAAATTGAAAGAAGCTAGTTATCCTAATATATATTATTCTACTAAGGGGACACATGAATTTATAGAACAGTATGAAGCAGAACTAAAAAGTAATACTACTGTGGCAGGGTTTAGTACGACAGTTAAAACAAGACCGATTATTGTGGCTAAATTAGAAGAATATGTCAGAAACAAGCAAATAAAAATATATTCAAAAAGAACAGTTAATGAGATGAATACGTTTATTTTTAATAATGGTAGACCAGAAGCTATGCAAGGATATAACGATGATTTGATTATGTCTTTAGCAATCGCGTGTTGGGTTCGTGATAACGCTTTGACAGTTAATGCTAGAGATGTCGCTTATAAGAAAGCGTTTGTTGAAAGTATGTCTTGTACAACTAAACTGTTTGATAGTACGATTGTTGGTCAAAATAAACATATTCTTCCGAAAGCTAAAGAATATTTTGAGAATAATAGAGATTTCCTCTGGATTTTCAAAAAATAATGTGGTATAATGATAGTTAGTAGTAGAAAGGTTATAAATCTTAAAAAAGGAAATAGGTAATATAATGGCATCTGACAAAATGATGATTAGAACGCGGCAGAATCGCAATCCACGCAATTTTGCTAATGAATTGTTTCAAAAATTAACTCGTTTGTTTAGTGGGCCGCTTGTAAATTATCGCAAACAAACTGAAAAGGCTCTTAGACAGAAATCACTCAATAAATATGCTTCTCGTTTTCGTTCTACTTCTGGTCAACAATTTCGAAGATCTCAATATAATCCATTCGAGCAATTAAATACTTCTTTGATGATTAACCATCAAAGGGCGCAACGGTATGCAGACTTCAGTCAGATGGAGTTCAACCCTGATATTGCTAGTGCTCTAGACGTTTACGCCGACGAAATTACTTATTTTTCTCATTTGGATCCTATGCTAAAAATCAATTGTTCTAACGAAGAAATAAAAGAAGTGTTAAAAGTTTTATATCATGATGTTATGAACGCTAATTTTAATCTTTTTGGATGGACTCGTACCTTGTGTAAATATGGAGATTTTTTCTTATATCTTGATATTGATGAAGAAGATGGCGTCAAAAACATTATTGGGCTGCCTTCAGAAGAAATAGAAAGAATTGAAGGTGAGGATAAAGATAATCCTAATTATGTTCAGTTTCAATGGAATGCTTCTCAAATGACTTTTGAGAATTGGCAAGTAGCTCATTTTAGGATCCTAGGCCAAGATAAATTCTGGCCGTACGGCACTAGTATATTAGATCCCGCTCGTAGAATTTGGAGACAATTGACCCTTCTTGAAGATGCTATGATGGCATATCGTATTGTTAGATCTCCAGAAAGAAAAGTATTTTATATTGATGTTGGCAATATACCGCCAGAAGATGTAGAACAGTATGTGCAAAAAGTAATTACAAGTATGAAAAGAAATCAAATAGTTGACGCCGACTCGGGTCATGTTGATTTAAGATATAATCCAATGTGTTACCCTATGAATTCAAGGATTTATCTATGTAATGGTGAAACGGAATCAATTAAAAATTTGTCTGATCAATGGAAAAATAAAAATAAAGATGTTTATGTGTGGTCTTTAGACCAAAATAGTCATGTTATACCAACAAAGTTGTTATGGGTTGGAAAAACAAGAGAAAATGCTGAATTTTTGGAAATAGAATTAGACGATGGACAAAAGTTTAAAACTACTCCTGATCATAATTGGATGTTAAGAAGTGGAGAGAAAATAAAAGCACAAAATTTAAAAGTTGGTGATTCTTTAATGCCGTTTTATATGAAAGTAAATAAAAGTATAACAAAAAGACATGGTGATTTTGACAATTTTTATACTTCTGTTTATGATCCTGGCTATAGAAAATATATTTCTACACACAAATTGGTTGCCAATTGGAAATATGGGAGTTATCAATATCCAGACATTATTCATCACAAAGATCATTGTAAATTTAACAATGATCCTAATAATCTTGAAAAAATGCTCAATTCAAATCACGCGCAGATGCATGAAGAGAATGTTAAAAAATTAAATGAATATGCAATTTCTGACAAGGGAAGAGAAATTTCTCGAGCAACTTTTATTAAAACTCATAAAGAAAACGATTTTAGTGAAATATCTAAACAATTGTGGAAAAACAAAAAAATAAGACAAAAAAGAATTGATTCTTTGACGTTAAAAACAGACTCTACATTAATTATGTTTGTTTGTAGAATAATTAACAAATTGGGGACAGAATCAAGAGAATATATTATACGAGAATGTTTAAACAATGATCCAGAATTTAAACAATATTTAAAAGATTTGAATCCAAATTATAAAAATGGATTCAATGATCATTTGACAAAAAATCAATTTCGTTATGCTTTGAGAAAGAATAATTTTAAAAATTTAAGAAAGGTAAAGAATTTTGTTATTGCGATTAAAGCGCCTTGGGATAAGATAGTAGATTTTGCTAAAAATTGTGTTTCAAGAAACGATATTAGCAAATATTTCAATATTCGTAGATATGATTTGATTTGTTTGATTAAAGAACACAAAATAACAAAAGAAGAATTTGATCAAAAATATTTAAAAGGTGGATATTTTGGAAGAGAAAAGAAAATTGTTTGCGAAATGTGTCAAAAAGATTTTTCAATATATGATTTTGAAAAAAATGATAGACGTTTTTGCAGTCAAGAATGTTATTGGGATTGGATGAAGGGGAAAAATTGGGGTATAATTAGGAACAACGATAAACAAGAGAATATAATTTTGAATCATAAAATTGTTTCCATTAAACGTTGTGAAGAAACAGAAGATGCTTATGGAGTCACTGTAGAAAGTTCTTTACATTGTTTGGCTATTGGAAGTGAAAATTATCCTAAATTGAGAAATAGCAATGTACCTATGTCAGGAATTCAATCATTTCAATCGGTTGAAGAGGATTTTTTTATCCCTGTAAGAGGAGCATCCTCTACTAAAATAGAATCACTCCCAGGAGGGTCTTATACTGGCGATATCGATGATGTCAAATATCTTCGAGACAAACTGTTTGCTGCTCTTAAAGTTCCTATGTCTTATCTTTCTCGTGGAGAACAAGGTAGTGAAGATAAAACTTCATTAGCACAAAAAGATATAAGATTTGCTAGAACCATTCAACGAATTCAACGTTGTGTAATATCAGAACTTGAAAAAGTCGGTATGATACATCTTTATATTTTAGGTTTTAGAGGAGAAGATTTATTATCTTTTAATTTAGCTCTTAACAATCCATCGAAGGTAGCAGATTTGCAAGAATTGTCTACTTGGAAAACAAAATTTGAAACTGCTGCTGCTGCTGTTGAAGGATATTTTAGTAGAAGGTATATTGCTGAAAAGTTCTTTGGTTTGTCTTCAGAGGAATTTCTACGCAATCAACGAGAGATGTATTATGACAGAATGTTAGATGCTCAATTCGAATCTATATCTACAGCTGGAGAAGAGGGTGGGTTAGGAGGTGGAGGAGGTGATTTAGGAAGTGAAATAACAGGAGGTGAGTCTTCTGCAACTGAGGAAGCTCCTGAAGAAGACGACAGTATGTTGTTAGCATCGCCAGAAAAAGGTGGAGAAGCAGGTGGTGGAGATTTTTCAGCATTGCAAGAAAAAGAAGAACCACATTTAACTCCAGGTTCTAAAGGTAAAGAATATACCTATACTGACGATGATAAGCGAGATGAGGGCGCTAGAGAGCGTAAAATGAAATCTTATTATTCAGCAGAACTTGGTAGCAATACAA